CCTTCTGAGATCATCCCCAAGCTCTTCGTAATATCGAGACATTTCAGAAACTCCAAAGCAACTGACGGCCCACCTGATGCAGCCATCTCCTTCAATACAGTCTCGTCGATAATCGGCTTCCCAGTAGTTGTCATCTGGGTTGGCTTCCAACCATGCAATGTTTGCAGAATCCATGCAATGTGATCTCTAGATGTGGGATTTAATTCTTTAAGGCGGGTGAACTCAGCACCTTTGACATAGCCTTGGGTCCGATTATCTCGCTTAGGAGTAAATAATGATCCGGCAACGAAAGGGTACCTGTCACGTAATAGTTGATGAGTTTCTTCAAGTTCTTTTCTGAGAGACGATGCAAGTTTCCATGCAGCGCGTTCGTCAAAATACCATCCATGAATTTCTTGATTAGTTAATATCTGAGCAACTTGATGCTCTAGCTGTACCCACTCAGGTATTTGTGGAAGTGGTCGCATACTTTTGTTGTTACGTTTACGTCTTGTGCGCAATAGGTTTCCATCTCTGGAGACCACTCTTGCCAATCAGTACTCTTTCCGAACTCACCTTTGTATTCAGACAGCCGATAGCCATATGATTCAAGTGAATGTCTTCCGTAGATCTGTAATGGCATATTTGGTATAGATCTTTTCTTATCTACTTCCATCATGTCTGTGTGATACAAACGTGAAAGTAGTAGCGTATCTAATACAAGCGCTTCCGGGTCGAACCACGGATATATTTTTTTGATGACCGGTATGTCATACCCGATGATGTTGTGCCCGACAAGGACATCAGCATCTTCCAGTCGTTGGATGCCTCTACTAAGCGGCTCTTGATTGCCTTGATCATTGTAGATAGTAGTTTGATCAGTTTCGCTGTCGTATATGACCAGACAGTGGATTTTGGTAACATCATCTAGTAGTCCGTCACTCTCCAGATCGAATACGAGCATTAGTCCATTGGTATGTTTTATCTACAAACTGTGCTTTCTTAATTGCTTCAGCTGTAGGTGGGTTAGGTTTAAAAATCTGTTGTTGCGTTGAAGTCTGGTGTTGTCGCTGTTTCATTAAATTTACAAGTTTCTAAGTCGTACTTCAGTTGACAGGCTTCGCCAACTTCGCCTGAATAGCGATTTTTAAGGACTCGCACTGTTGTAGCATTTCGTTCAGATCCGCTCTGCTGATCGCGTTCCAACGCAATGACGCAATCTGACAATTGGCCCACGCTTCTGGATCCTCTAAGTGATCGCAGCTGGACTCTTGCTCCTTCTTCATGGCTTCCTCCATTAGGTGGTGATGATGTATGACATACGAGAAATAATGCGATGCCTGTACGTTCAACTAGAGAACGTAATTTAGTCATCGTTCGGTCAATCATTAACCTTTCATCACCTTCAAGACCAGACAAAAGAATGGACAGGTGATCAAGGAAGATGACCTTTGTATCTAACCCAGCCGCCATGTATTCAATGCGGTTGTAGATATGATCAGGGTCATAACTCCCGAAGCCATCAAATAAATGAAGGTTCCAATTAGCAATGGTCTGGTCAAAGATCTCTGTTAGCTCACCTCGTTGTTGTTCACCGAGGTGTAAAGATCGTCTCGATGCGACTGACATAAGTCCGAGTGCAGTGCGCCGGTTTGACTCCTCAAGCGCCAGGTAACCGCACCGCTCTCCTTTGCTGAGAAGGTCAGCACATATTTCTCTGAGAAAGGAGCTTTTTCCAATCCCAGAACCTGCAGTAACCGTGACAAGCTCTCCATATCTGATCCCGTGTAATAGCTTATTGAGTCCGTCAAATGGGTAGTCATGGTCTGAAGGTGGTGAAGGTGTAGTTACTAGCTCTAAAAGAGTTTTGGCATCAACAATGCCGTCAGGTTGATATTGAGTATGGTTGAAGTTAAGTACTTGACGTACTGCTTCACTGTTACCAGCTTGTAATGCTTCTGAGGCGTCTTTGTAATCGTCTAGAAAGCCTATGAAAGTCTTACTAGGTGGTAATACACTAGCGGCTTCTTTAGCAGCCTTCTGGCCTGCCTCATCGTTATCAAAGAATATAACTATTTTGTCGTAATGGTTGATCCATTCGTAGTTTTTTTGAATTGCTTTCTTAGCTGCAGCTGCTCCATTTGGAATGGAGACAACCGGCCATGGTTGACATTCATAGATGCTCATTGCATCCATTTCGCCTTCGCAAATAATTAACTTTTGATCCTTAGCTGTCTTATGCCTGAAGTTCTGCATTCCGAATAGAGAACTGACTTCTCCTTCACAGCGAAAGGATTTATCTTTAGTCCTTACTTTTGCTCCGACAACCTTTCCAGTACTGTCGAAATAATAGTGGCGTAGGATCTCTCCATCTTTGTAGGTTTTGAATAGTTCACAGGTACGTTCAGATATTCCTCTTGATTGCAGCCGTCTGGCTGATCCTTGAAGTTGTACATTTGACACTTGATGATTGTGAGTGGTGGTGTTATTGCCATGCGTTCGTGCATGACACTTAAAGCAAAAGGTGTGACCATCTGAGTACAAACTATTTGCATCTGATGAGCCACACTCTGGACATGGAATATGTTCTACGAACTCATTCTCTACAGAAACCATTGGATTGGTATGTTGTGAAATGATGTCCAAGGTATACCTAATTTATCGCAATATTTTGCATAGGTAGTCTTAGACTTCTTGCTAATTGTATTGTATGGAGATTGAAATACCATACGTAAATCTAATTCTGGATGCTGTTCTTTTACGTTTTTAATCTTACGCCTATCTTCTGCGTCCCAATACCCTTTGCATTCTAAATAGATGCCGTTTGGTAGAAGAAAGTCAGGCGTATAAATATGCTGGATGACGTATGGAACCTTAGTAGATTCATATTCATACTTGACACCCAGCTCACACATAAGATCAGCTACTCGTTCTTCGAGTCCTGATCGGAAAGCCATTAGAAGTCAGTGTCATCCTCAACAGAAGCTGGTGACGATGCAATGACATTAGGTTCTGACACCTTGAATCCTGCAGTATTACCAAACAGTTCAGCTACATCTTCAGTAGACATATCACCTACATCAACGCCAGCGGCAGATGACAAGGAGACAACCTGAATACCTTTCAGCTTCAAGCTAGTACCATAGGTAACTCCATCACGAAGGATGTAAGGCTTTTGATATAGAGCTAGCTTGACTTTGGAGCCAGCATAAATAGGAAGACGCTCATCAGTAATGAGAGTACCTTCAGTATCTACAACAGGTGGACGTGTCTCTGCATTCCAAGAGAACTTTACTTTATATTGACCTTCATTTACTTCTTCCCAAGGTTCAGGTTTAAGTACTGAACGCTTTGGATTCTTAAGTTTAGATTCAGCCCACTTAAGGGACTCTGTACGGTCATCTTCTAGCTTGTCTACCATGTCTTGGCTAACAATAGCGCCAAGAGAATAGCCAAACTTAGAAGGTGTCATTACAGCTTGGTATCCTTCAAGGACAACAGGCTCTGGTGTTACAAATGTGTTGCGTGTCATTAACAGAAAAAATAAGTGGATTCAATTACTGACTCAGGGTTAAGTGTGTCAATAATCGGTGGTTCGGATTCAGCTCCGATTTGTGCAGCCCAATTCGTTAAGTAATCTTGTTCTGCAAATAAGTGCATGTAGACTTCACGAACAATGGCTGACAGTATATGCATGTCAGTAGCACGACATAAAACCGAGTCGTGTATGAGGGCCAGCGGAGCGTTGAAGCGTATTGCAGATAGGTGGAGGAGGCTTGCATCTAGTGAATGAATTAGGTTGGGCGCAGTTGCATTTTTATGATGTGCTTTATCTACTTTGTCCCCTTCTTCTGTAGCTACTTTGATCTGACATCTACCTAGTAGCTGTAGTTCTATAGTTTCTACAATTGGTTTCATTAATCGTTGAGTGACGACAAATCCTGATGGAGTACACCATTGAATTTCTTGTTCCCCGCGATCAATAGCATTACCTACTTCTTTCTCGATCCATTTCATTACCTTCATTGGACCGGGAACAATGACATTCATTGCCTCACGTACAGCATTCACAGTTGCTGTTAAGTCTTCCTTGCTAACAACAACTATGTCTTTATCTACAAAATCTTGATGCGTAATTGCATCTTCTGGTTTAGCAGTATTTATTAAACCAGCTGCATTTGCAAAATGTACGCCCTTTTCTATTAAAGCTTCACGGATGTAGCCTCTATTTGAAAAGGGTTTTGCGTTGTAAGGAACCGTCATTACTGTTCTTTTTGTAGTCTTCCTATCCATAAATGGACGGATAGACTCTGGAACATTAGGTTTTGCTTCCTCTGCAATTACCTTGTAGGCATCTTGTGGCTTCTCACTAGGCAAGACATTAACAAGTTTTGCAGTACTGGCGTCCCTTGCCAAACCTGCCAATATTTGTAACCCCGAACAGGTGGCGTCTACGGCCACCGGCAAATTTGTGTAATTTCTGTCACACAAAATGCAAGTATGATAATACTCATGACAAGCGGCAAGGAATTGCCACGGCTCGTCAATCTCTTCCCAGTCTGATAGGTTTCTAATTGGATCAGTTGCAATACGTGTGATGAGTTCATGATTGTGACTAGCCCAATTGATACGATCTTTCATCGTTTCTTTGTCTAGTCCAGCAGTAGTGCTTACTTGAAATCGTAGCCAGTCTTCTGCTTCATAAGTCATTGTCGCCTTCTCTGCGAAAAGCAATAAACTTTTACCGAAATCTGTATCTTGTGGTGTTAAGAATGCAGGGATTGGATAAGCTCTTCCACGGTAGTCAAAGCTCCAAGGAATAAAGAATTTCTCTCTACCTTTAAATACTTTGACTGCGTTCATGGTCATACGTGTACGACATGACCGTTTAAATTGAGCATTGTTGATGTTTAATACATCAGCTGCTTTACGTCGATAGTCCTTACGAGAATCATAGTTCTCTGCAATGTCTAACGGCTTATTAGGTAGAGGTAATTCTACAACAGGGATAAACTTACCAATAGCTATACCACGTTTTTGTAGCGTCTCTGCAACGTCAACAATGAATGGATTAAGTGTGTAAGCAACCTTCTGAATATGATTCAAAAAGGTGATAGGTGTTTCCCCCTGTATACAACAGGGTGCTGAACGTCGCACCATGTCATACCCCTTCATGACTTCATTAAGGATGTATCCGCCTTGTCTTTCGTTCGTCCAGTCGTTTGGTTCAATAAGCATCGGCCAAGCAAGTGGGCTGAATAACTCAGCAGTTGCCATTACTTCATCTCTAATTTCTAGAAATTCAGGAGTTGGAACAATGAACTTCTGACGTTTGCCTCCAGGTTGTGTCATCTGAACGTCAAACCAACCACTGGCTTGGCATATGCAATCAAGCAGCCAGCCGCCAAGCTTGATTCGGTTGCCTCTGCCCCAAGGTTCCCAATGCTTGACTTCATAGCGTTTCATCAATGTTTTGATGACTACTACTTTCTGTTCGGTGCCGATAGCTCGGTGCCAGTAGTTCTCCTTCAGTACGTGTAGGAGACCAGGACAGTTGGTTTCGTAGTGGCGGATGGTGCATTCATCTTCTATTGCCTTACCAATGGCATCAGTGACGTTTTGAAGCTGGTTTGCTTTCTGCTTACTAGAGAACACCTTGTCAAAGGTCACCTTGCAAGCAATGGCAGCCGCTGCTTCAGGTTCAATGTCAGCAAGGTATTGCTTGATAACAGCGAAATCCTTGCCAGCCATTCCACGCTTTGCTCTGGCAGCTGTGTTTTTGATTTGCTCAATAGCCTTAGGCAATAGCTCTTCTATGGAGCTACAGCCGTAGACAGAAGCACTTGCATACTCTTTGTCTTGAAGCTTGATCGTGTTGTCTCTAAGGCGCTCTAAGCCTTGTCTGATCTGTTCCCTTTCGAGCTTGATTTGCTCGTCGATTTGGGCGGGTGTTGGCATCTAAATAATTTGTGCTAGACGCACTACATTTCCGTTTTTCCCCTATTCATTTGTGGATAGTACTGCAGCGCAGTGAGTGTGACGGATGCGTCCTTGGTCTGTCCGCATGTGAACCGATAGAAACACGCCTTTTTAAGTCGCGTGCGTCTACCGATTCCGCCACGCCCCCACTACGTTCTCAGCTTATCTGAAAGGGGGTTTTTGAAGCTTGACAAGGGTGGTAGCCCTGTTTTCCTGACCTTGTAGACGCACTACATTTTCTGTGCTTCCTCCTGATCATTGGCATCGTTTTGAGCGTAATAACCCTCTGTAACGCTGACCGTTTTGTGACCTGCCCATTTCTTGACAGTCATTAATGGTGTGCCTTGATCAAGTGCCCAAGTGATGTAGGAGTTACGGAAACACTTCCATTGATGGGACCAGATCGTCTTATCCCCTAATTGTATTTTGTAGACCGTCCGGTCTTCGCGGGAATAGCGGTAACGAACTGTATCCCAATTACGGTGCAGTTGATACTGGTTACGGTATTCATCAAACAGTAACCCATCGTAAGGTCTACCTGATGATGCCCTGTATTCAAGAATTGGCATCAATTTCTTGTTAATAGGAACCTCACGGTAGTTACGCCCCTTAGTGCGTGACTCTGGTGTACCTCCTACAAGCAGGACGTTGTTATGAAAGTCAACATCCCAAACCCTGAGGCGTAGGAGTTCAGCTTGACGAACACCTGTATAGGCTGACATTTCCATTGCTTGAGCAAGGGTGTCATCACCACGTTCACGCGCTATCTGTTGCAGCCTGATGACTTGATCTTTCCTCCAATAGGTAGGTCTACGCTTTGCATCTTTCTCAAGAAACGAAATTTCAGGTACGCCACTGATGTACTTACTACGAGCGCAAACTCTTAGTACTTTTTTGATTGTGGCGATGTGTCTGTTGTAAGTCGCGTTAGAGTTGTTGGTGTCTTCCTGAAGTTGAGCTATTGTTTCATGAACAAAATCATGATCAATCATTTCAAGTGGTGGGTCTCCCCAAACCACTGCTAATTGGTTGAGAGCACGGATGTTGTTCTGGTTACTACCAGGAAACTCTTTCCTTGGCCTCTCTGATTCCCTCCATTTTGGAGTCACCTGAAGGGTGTGGAAGAAACCTTCTGAAAACGTTTGGATCTTGTCAAGTTTAATCTGTTTGTACTCGTAAGTTGGGAGTACATGATTAATCTCAGGATTCAAGATCACTGTGCTTGTGAAGTCCATTTAATTCATTTAGTAGTTCGTTTTTGATGCGAACACCAAGCGGTGTCAGTCGTAGTTGAATCCTACGTCTATTGAAAGGGTCAGCCTCCTTTGTGATTAGGTTGAGTCCCGCCGTCTTATATCTGTTCTGACTACATAAGTAATCAGTGTTACGGCTACCTGATGCAGTGCTGAGTCCTAAGTCAAGTTCCATTTGTGCCTTATGGCATTTGTCGTGGGAGCAGACATAAAGGAAACACTGCAATGCCTGTAAGGGCATGTTGCCGTCACTCGCTAAAGTGCGAACGATCTCAATAGCGTTGAATACGACTAATGCGTCGTCGTCGGTAACGAGTCCCCTTAACGGGTCCATGATTAAGCGGTTTGGGACCACCACATTCTAGCCTAATTCTCCACAAGTGGATAGAGACATCACAAAAGGATTCCTTATCAATGCCTAGATAGAAGTCTCCGAAGGAGAGTATGTTCAAAGTGCGTCCTTGGTGTAGTGCCTGTTAAGAGTAAAGGAAGGATTGGCTAAATTACTGGTTTGGCTCTGCTATTGGAGACAATAAATTTCTGTAACGTTGTGCTATTTCAAATTCTCCGTTGTAACTTCCGATACGACATACACCCGCATGCTTACAACACAAACAAGGTGATCCATAGCAATGTTTATGTGCCCGCTTGTCTAACGCGATGAAGTGGTTATCAAGGATACGCTGTGTCCCAAAACATCCACGAGTTGCACTGGTGTGGATAAAGTGTCGTGCTGCTTGATATAGAACTTCTGATTGCGTCATGTTGAGCATGGCAGCATATTGTTTAAGAACAGAAGCACAGTCGTCATTCATAGAAACTAAAATTCGTTTCAAGCTGCACCAAATACCTTTGATAAGATCAGGCTAGGCATGAAAGGGACGAATAGTGCAAGTTCCTAGGCAACTTCACTCAATAATGTTTTGTAACAATGTATCGTCTGATACCTGTGCGGCCATGAGTGTGAGAAGTTCATCCTTATGGTCATGCATTAAGATTTCTTCATAAAGTGTATCTACTAAGAAATTAAAAGTGGACTTCTTCATTACCGTTGATTGGGTTGGGTCCGATAAAGTGTTGTGCTTCATGGGTGGTTACACATATGTCGTGGGTTTTGGCGTGGCATAGTTCAAGCAGCTTTTTATCTGCTGCTTTAGGTCGTTTGTAGACGTACTCTTTGACCTTCTTTGTTTCAAGATGTGTTGCTCTGATTAGACAGCAGACATCAGCTGGTAGTTCCCAACCGGATACTTTCCAATCCATTACTTCAATAAAAAGGTGTTCCTCAAACCATTCGGCCGGTGCGTCCTTGTATTTCTTCCAATTATTTGGAAAGTACTTTTTACGTTTGCTACTACCATTCATCTATAAGTCTCACATTGATTAGTTTAGTATGTCTGTCTTCGGACAACTCCAACGCTGAATATGCTGCGTCCATGGAATCGGCGGCTAAGATATACATCTTCTCACCACTGGACAGTGTTACTTGATACTCACGCAATGATTGTGAACCTAAGTTATACTTTTGGTTTTCTTCTACGTGCTGCTCTAGGTGTTGCAATGGGTGGCTCCGGTTGAATGAATGAATCGCGATTTAGTAGTTCACGATAAATAGGTGCCCACTTATGCTCTGGGTAGTAATGTAAAAAACAACCGATTGCATTCTTAATGAAGTAATCATCGTCTAATGATTTAGCTTCCATATTTAGATAATGTCAATCGGTTTGATAAATTGAGCTTTTAAAGCATCAGCTTTAGCCTTAAGTTTCTTCAGTTGTTGTTGTACCCAAAGGGTTTGAAAGCCTGCTTTCGGTGTCATTAGTCAGCTCCTTTTTAAGAATAGTTAATCGTTTTAGTATTAGAAGATATTCAGCATCTGATGCTCTACCTCGTTTCATGTACAATCTGTAGATGTCATCACTGATTACATCAATGTATTGTTCAGTCATTTGTTGTTGTAGTAACGTGAGGTGATACGATTGGAACGTTGATATACTGTTGCAGTGGTAAATAACCCAACCATTCCAATAATGGCTAGGATGATTGTGGTTTCAGTTGGCATCTTCTTCCTCTGTAGTTGTGGTGTCGTTGTTGTCAACATACTCTTGTAGTGCTTTAATCATTTCTTTAGCAGACTCAAGTGTATGCGGTTTAGTTGTTAGCTCCTCAAATACACTACGCTTACTGCATAATGCATTACGACAAGTAGCAAACATAGCATTAGCATCTACACCATTGATGCAAATAGTGTTGTCTTCATAATCACTGATATTGAGAGAGTCGTCACAAAGATGCCAAAAGGCTTGTGAATTTCTCATGTAATATGTATACATGACTGAGGGTGATTGAAGCATTACTAAGTCCATAAATGACACTGGATTGTGCCAACGGGCTATAGCAGAATCGAACTGCTACTTACACTTAGACAGAGTGTTGTGATAACCGTTTCACTAATAGCCCAGGAAAAAGAAGGATTTACCGATGCATCGCTAACGTACCTTCAAGTGAGTCGTAACGTATTAATCTACCTTAGTGCCGTCATATTGAGTCTCAATTAGACGTTCAAGCATTTCTTCTCGAGTTAAATTAATTGTCATTTGATAAAGTCAATGAATACGTGGCCGCGGCCGTAGAAACCTTCGTAGTAGGTTTTGGCTTGTTTAGTCATAAACCAATCGCTTTCTCGCGTGATTACTTGACGTTTGCCAGTATTGCTACGGTGGATGATGAGATACATGGCTGCGTCCTTGGTGAGTGTGAAACGTTGATGTGGACAAAAAAAGAGAGTAATACTAAAAGACAAGCAGTTAGTATTACTTTGCATTAGTGGACAGTATTAGTATTAGACAGCGGCTAATGATTCTTTATTATCAGCGAAGTTTACAAAGAATGGCCCACTTTCATCTTCGCTACTTAGCTCTGATTGCTGCTCTGCTTTAATTAATTCATCAGCTACAAAGTCAACATAATGTTCAGCGATGTCACGGAAATCAATCTCTTGGATTGCAGAGTTAATCATATCTTGGATGAAACCGTGCGTATTACTAGGCGTTGCATCCTCTACAAACTCCTCTACATAGTCTTTGATGTAGTCTTCGATAGTGTTTAGGATGTCGCCCTTATCTTCGCAACCGTCAAATATATACATCAAATCGGTGAAGTCAAAACTACAGAACCAAAGGTTACAAGCCCACGTTTCATAGTTAGTCCAACCGTTGTATTTTGTTGTGTTGGTGATAGTCATAGTGGAAATGTGAG